CGGGCGATGTTCTGAGTGCTGCGGAAATTAATGGATACCTCATGGACCAAGCGGTTACGCGTTTTGCGACCACAGCTGCGAGGGATGCGGCATTTGGCGGAGTTAACCAGCCAACCCTGTCGGAAGGTCGTATTTGCTATATCGATTTCTCAAATTTAATTCAATTTTATGATGGAACGCAGTGGCAGGACTCTGCTCAGTTCACTGTTGCGGACGGCGCTATCACCACAGCAAAACTTGCAGACGACGCTGTAACTGGGGCGAAAATTGCGGACAACGCGATAACCGCGGCACATATAGCGGACGGAACAATAATCGCTGCTGATATAGCTGATGGTTCTGTTACTTCGGCAAAGATTCTTGACGGAACAATCGTCGATGCTGACATAAACGCTGCTGCGGCAATTGCTCTTTCAAAGCTTGCTTCGGGTACCAGCGGACAGATTGTTGTTCACAGCTCTAGTGGAGTACCAACAGCAACAACTGTTTCCGGAGACGTAACAATCGACTCTACTGGAAACGTCCAAATTGCTGCCGACAAAATTGTCAATGCTGACATCAACTCATCTGCCGCTATTGCTGCATCAAAGATTTCCGGAACTGCAATTACTGCAGCCGATACCGGCACAGTCACTTCAACGATGATTGCTGATGGAACTATCGTCAATGCGGACATCAATACAGCCGCCGCAATAGCGCTAGGAAAGATAGCAGACGCAACGATTGATATAAAGACAGGAAACTACACACTTCAACTTACAGACAAAAACAAGTTCATTAAAATGAACATAACAAGCACGGCAAATACTGTCACTATTCCTCTTGACTCAACGGTTACATTTCCTGAAGGAGCGCAGATTCACATCATTCAATACGGTTCGGGAAAAACACAAGTTGTCGGTGCCTCGGGGTCAGTAATAATTTACGCAACACCAGGAGCCTATTTACGTGCACCGTATTCATCGGCAACTTTATTGAAATGCGCCGCAGCCAACACTTGGATATTGATGGGCGACTTGAGCTTATCGTGATTCCTGGAAATACATCAAGTCAGGGTAAGTACGCCGATGAGCCAACATCTGTTTCCGCAACTGCAGGAAATGCGCAAGCAACAGTCTCGTTTACTCTCCCAGCATACGACGGAAAAGGGGTTGCAACCTACGTGGCTACGGCATCCCCTGGGGGCGCAACAGCAAGCGGCAGCACTTCGCCAATAACAGTTACTGGTCTAAGCAACGGAACCGCTTACACATTTACTGTTACTACGGTTACTGGGTACGGGGTCAGCAAGGGTTCTAGTAGTTCTGGTTCTGTAACACCAGTTGCGCCTGGTCCTCCTCCTCCGCCGCCGCCGCCGCCGCCACCACCTTGTGGACCGTGTTCTTGGAACGGAGTGTCATATTCATGTGACCCGAGTGTCCCTACTCTAAGTTATGAATATTGGTATTGCGGAGCAGTTGGCTGTCCAGGCGAAGGCGGATATAATCAAGCATATAGAAACGGTATATGTGGATATGTAACACCACCACCACCACCACCAATAGACCCATGTGCTGGCGTAGATTGCAATGCATACAACTCGTCACCTCCACCAGGAGGAGTATGGACTGGTGCAACCGGCAATTCTCAATCGTGGTCCCCACACTGCGAAAATGATGGTCAAGGATACGAATATATCTCTTGTGCGGGTAATCCAGGGTTTTCCTATTGGGAATTGTACACCTCTTCAGATGGTTGTTGTCAGTTTAATCTCTATCTATACTGTTACTGCACCTAGTATGTGTTTATAACCCTATGTGGAAAGGAAAAAAATGAACGAGCCAGTCAACATTTACCCACGAGACAATCCAGACAACTTTGTATGGGTCTCTTGGGTAATCGGCGAAGAGGTTGCAATAGTTGTGCCGTACCCGATACAAGCCCAATTGATGGTCGCTGCCGCTTCCTCAGACCCAAAATTAATTGTCCTTGAGGGCGACGACAGACTCGCCGTCAAAACTGGTTGGACATATACAGGTGGTCAGTTTATTCCACCAAGTGAGTAAGTATGAGCCCTTGGCAGGAATATAAAAAGAAACTTGGTGACACACGCCCATGGGATGTGGTCAACCCAAACATTGAACATGTATCCGAAGACATTTCATCATCACGATATGCGATATGTGAAGCGTGTCCGAGTTTGTTGAAACTCACAAAACAATGCAAGGAATGTGGTTGCTTTATGAAACTCAAAGTAAAACTCCCTGCAGCGGTTTGCCCGCTCGGTAAGTGGTAAATACAAGACACTCGCATGTTTGATTTTCTTAATACACTGTCATCAGAAAACATACAACACCGTGTATTTGTAGACGAAAACACCAACAAACCAAAAAAATTTAAAGATTTAGACCAAAAACGATTTCCATACAAAATAGTCAAAAAAGTAGAACCACCAAAAATATTTTACAAAGAAGGACTTCTTAGCGCAGATGAGTGTGAGTACTTGGTATGGCTAGCTCAAACCGAAAGTAATTGGCCAGTAAATACTACTCATCCCTTCTGGAGCGAGAGAAATATCGGACTGCTAAATATCATCCCAAAGCATAAGTACCAAAGCATAGAGACTATAAAATTGGTGCTAAGTGTGCATCAAAAAATAAAAGAATTTGTTTCAAGGTCTTTTAATGTTGAATGTTATGCTGACCAAATAGGTATAGTCAGGTGGCCGCCAAACAGTTTTCAGATGGTTCACGTAGATGAAGTACTAGAATTAAGCAGGGTTGCTGGTTGTGTGGTGTACCTAAACGACGATTACGAGGGCGGACACACCTTCTACCCTTATTACGACAGGGAGCACACCCCAAAAACTGGCGCTATTTTTACCCATGACCCAAACCATTCTCATCTTCACGGGGTAACAAGAATTTCGGGAAAGACCCGTTATACGATTTCCTCAACTTGGTCCATCAAAGAAGAACACTCCCAGTACGAAATGGAACTATCAAAAATGAAGTCATACCTAGAAGTAGTGGGGCAACAGGAGCTTCCAGCCGACAAAAGGTGTTGACCCCAAATTGGTCAAACCTAGTGTAATATCTGGTCCATGAGCATTAAAGACTTTTACGACGAAAATGGCTACGTATTACTAAAAAAAGCAATCCCTGACGACCTCATCGAGAACTACGAACAGCTCTGGCTGAAGCACGTAGCAGACCGAATGGACGAACGAGGCAACCTGGAGGGATGGGGTAACGATTTTGATGTATACCTCGACCACCCAGAAATCATGGACATTCTTTGCCACGACTCTATTGCTAGAACTTTTGTTGGTGTCAACAAGGCAGTAGCTCTTCATAAAAACGTCACGTACTTTACGTCAACTGAGCAGGGATGGCATCAAGATGCAGCTTTTACATTCAAGGAAGCTGGAGACAATTACCAAGGTGCCTGGGTTGCTCTTGAGGATGTCAGCCCTGAAGCCGGTCCGTTCGAGATAGTCCCCGGTTCGCATAACTGGGATTGCAGTTTGGACGACTTGTACCTGACTGAGCCTGGTAAGCCGGGAAGAATCAGAGAAGGATTATCGTCTCATGATTTCTTCCAAAAGGAAATAGATAAACGGAATGCAACTACGTTCCCATTTATTGCCGAAAAGGGCGATGTCATAATTTGGCACGGCCATCTTGTCCATAGAGGTTCAATGCCAGTCAATAGGGGCCTAACAAGAAAATCACTTATCGGGCATTACTGCAATATGTTCTCAAATCCAGATGTCAAGCCTGAAGATAGGGAGCTTTATGAACAGTCCGGAACCATTCGTGATGAAATGGTCGAAAAACATTCTGATGTTTTTGCTAAGTGGGGCGAGGGAATATACTTCAAGACTCCATAGTCTCGTTCTGAAATACATGCTGGGTATTGTGCCAAAAAAATCAACCGACATAACCGCAAAGTATACAAATAGGTTTTGTAAACCAATTTTTGCCGAGTGGCTAACTGGTTTGGTGCTCTATGTTGGGGCCATTGTGCTTACGCTTGGCGATTTTGTATCATTATTTTTTGGCTCTCTAATCATGTGTTTGTCTTACTTGATATTGTTCAACTCAGTGCACGAGGCTGGTCATCGTCATTTTTCACTGAATATAAAAAAATATAGATGGATAGATGTGACTATTGGTAATGTGTCAGCATTCCTAACACAAATGTCCTATGGTTCGTTTACAAAAATGCATCTTGAGCACCATAAAAATACAAATGTACGAGGCTCTGACCCGGATTTCTTGCCAAATCTATCGTTTAGATTAATAAATAAATACTTTGTTCTATCGTATTTTCTTCGAACCGTCCTAGCAACCCCATTGCTCGGAGCCTTTGTTGAGAAAAAGCTTCCAGCACACATAATGAAAAAATGGGAGTTCCGAAAAAACAATGGAACATTAATGTATACGGACAACCAGGTAAGAATAACGCATTTTATTGTCCTTGCTACCATATTCGCTGGCTATGGGAAATATGGTTTTTGGTTGATATTTTTTCCTTACATCTTAAACCGCTATATCCTGATGGTAGTTTTTATGTGGTTGCCGCATAGGTCTGAAAAATCAACAAGATACAATAATACTCGCGACCAAATAACGCCATTCTTGAATAGGTTCTCGATTGTAAAGGGAATAGACTTTCACCTAGAACATCATCTTTATCCATCCGTTCCATCTTCATATCTTCGAAAACTCCACTTTGAAATACTGGATGACTTAGACAAAAACAAAGCAGTTTGCGTGGGGCGATTCACTGGAAAACCATGGAAACGTCGCTCACGTTAGTCGGCTGTTGCTATACGGACTAGTGCTAACATACCCTCATGAAATCTCTAGGAACTTGGTCGGTAAGTGCAACATCCCCACTGGGTAAGGAGTCGTATGTCATCGGCCTGAACGATGACGGCTCTGGCTCAATATCCCACGACAAGGGTGTAGTTGAATTTTCTGGAGCCATAATTAACTCCGTAGGGGATACGGTTGACGTTGACCTGTGTGGGCACACAGATATCCCTATGAGTGTTGATTTTCACTGCAAGTTTCAATCGGTTGGCAAAATACTAAAAGGATTTGTTGAGATTGACAAGTACGTTACCGTCGAAATAAACGGAGTAAAAGTATGACCAATCGTTCAATATTTGATATTCCAATTAATTCCATTGACGGGTCCACCAATCTGCTCGACTCGGTTCGTGGGAAGGTATGCCTGTTTACAAACATTGCCACCAAGGCTGGATACACACCAAAATGTAGTCCTGTTTGGTCTTACGCAAGAGCAGCAAGACAACTATGGGAATTACAAATGCTTCACGAAATGTTTGAAGACAAAGGTTTTAGCGTTGTGGCTTTTCCGTGCAATCAATTTAGCGAAATGGACCCGATGGGCAATGAGGAAATAGCAAAATTTGTTTCAGAAGCATACCCATTTGTCACCTTCCCCATAACGGAAAAAGTTGATGTCAACGGTCCAGACGAGCACAAAATATGGAGTTTCATGAAGGGGGATACTGTTCGTTCTTTCGACGACAATAAAGCCGACGGCTCTGACGGTGCAGCCGCTGGACAGAATCTTGCTGGACAGGCAATAATGAGAATCCCACACAACAATGAAAAATTCCTCATAAGCCGAGATGGACAACAAGTTGGAAGATTTAATTGGGCTGATAGACCGCTCGCAGAAAAACCGGTTGCGGCAGGACAATCTTGGACTGTAATTGATGCAGTCAAGTTCCTTGTTGGTTAGTCGTGATAATGCCGGGCACCCCAGTAATCGGGGAAAAAGAACTTAAGGAAATATCCGAATTTGCTTTTGAGGACCTCGGAAGCGGAATAGTAGTTTTCAAGAATGCATTCAAGGTAGAGGAAAAAATCCTTCAACATATTGACAACTGTGCAGCCGAAGCGCACAAGGTCAGATGGACATACATAACCGGCGAGGATGGGGTTGAGTACGGTATCAACGAAGACGGCTTCAGGTATCGCCTAGAGGACGTCCCAAACGCTCCTGTGAGGCTGCTAGAGCCCGTTATCGAGTCGACAGATGAATATGCCACCCAATACTTCACAGAGCTCGAGAACGTCATTTATAAATGTTTAATAAAATATATTGACATGTTCCCACTTATCGTCGGAAGCCTATGGTGGAGAACACGCGGACACATACTCAGATATGACGGTGGAGGCATACTTGGATGGCATCAGGACAATGACACCAACTACAAAGTGACCGAAGGTGTTCGATACATGCCTAGGGGCCAGGTCGCACTTCGTCAAACAGCCGGAGCACTTGCCTACTTCAATAATTGCGTTGACTCCAAAGACGACCTAACTGAAGAGACGTTCGTCGGGGGTCACTTAAAGTTCACGTATCTTGGGATTGATTACAAGCCGCAAAAGGGAGACATCATCATGTTCCCAACCAACTACATATGCGCCCATGGCGTAACCAAGATGGAGGGCGGAACCAGGTATGCGTATCTAACATTTTTTGGTCAGGGTGGAACCGACGAATCTGCAAATATCAGAATCAAGGAGTCCATCGAAAGCATCCAATGGTGTGAACCTGTTTGGTTTGACAGTATCTACGATGACTATGAGCGCTATTGTAAATCTGAATTTTCGATATGGTCACACCCAACTCCCGACCTCGAATTAGGAGCGAATCCTGTTTTTCAAAATAGATGCGTCACTCAGTATGGAGAAACGCACATCGCGGAAAAGGTGAATTCAATTGAAGAGGTATGAGGTTGACACACCAGAAATGACGCCAGAGGTTCTGGAGGAAATCAGGAAATTGGACTTTACCAACCTTGGTGGTGGGGTGGTTGTTTTTCACAATGTCATGGAAACCAACTTGGAGTTTATGTCCAAATGGATTGATAAAAATGCCCTTGCTGCGCATCAGCAGAGATGGAAGTACGACACAGACATAAACGGAGTGGTGTACTTAAAAAATGAGGACGGGAACAAGTTCTCCCTGGAACAGGTGGAGGCCGTACCGGTAAGAGTGCTTCAACCAATTCAAGACAACACAGAGCAAGAGGTTGTGGATATTGTAAGAAACTGGGAAGATTCTATTTACAAATCCCTAATTAGATATATCGACATGTTCCCCCTTGT